AGAGGCGTAACAACATTTCGTCTCAGAGAGGTGACGGTTTTACCGCAAAGAGCAAACGCGGTGTCACCGAAATGATAAAACGCCCAGCCGACAAACGAAAGCGACATACAAAGCGTTTTGCCGGAGCGTACTGCGCCGTCGCAGATAATTCCGTTTTTATCTGCCGAGGGACTGCCCTTGCACCACCAAGTCAGCGCAAGGAGCTGTTTTTTTGAAAACGGCTTAAATTCAGTCATTAGGCTTTTCGCCCCGCATTTCTTCTACACTCTTTTCAAGCGCCCGATAAAAGCTCAATCCTTCGCCGTTGCTCACGGCGACAATCTCATTCAGCTTTTCAAATGCCTTGAGTCTGTCGAAAAACTTAATTTCCATTCCGCCGCCCTTCACTCGCTTTATTTCGCTGATATTAAACAAATTGAGTTTTGGCAATTTTTGCAAAATCTCGTCCTCGCTCAAAAACAAAAGCGAAACGGCGTCGCTGACATCGCCGACGGCAAGATTTGTAAGCCCCTGCTTGATTTGCTCTTCAATTGTCTTTTTCCTTTTTGGCATAGCCTGTCCTTTCCTTTGCTGTCGTTACCGAAGAAATTTCTTTCTTCACCCTTTGGCTGAAAATCGCCTTTTTATGCACATTTTGCGCATAAAAAAGCAAAAGCAAAGGCAAAAATATTTTTTTGATGATTGTTATTCGCAAAGCGTGCATAACCCGTCAAATTGCAGGTGATTATTAAAAATTAACAAGATATTAAATTTAATTATGAACTTTGTTAAATTATTGACATTCTGAAATTCCAGCGATATAATGAAGGTGTTGAGAGGCAGAAAGTCTCAAACATATCAACAAATTTTTAAGAAGAAGGAGTTAGAAATTATGGCTAACAGATTTGTACTTAACGAAACAAGCTATCACGGAAAGGGCGCAATTCAGGAAATTGCAACAGAGGTAAAAGGCAGAGGATTTAAGAAGTGCTTTGTTTGCTCCGACCCTGACC